ACCTAAGACGCTACCACTACCCCACTGGAAGTCAATGTTGGGCACGTTTGTAGTTATTACTGGAGAGGCTCCTTGAGGGATATATGGGGCATTGTTTTGTCCCAGCACATTATAAACCTGAGTAGTTAGACCTTCTGTTGCGTGGGCTTTATCAAGGCCTAATAGCAAAGGGAATAGAGCCAAAGATAGAACTATGGCTATGCGTAATAATTTTTTAATTCCCTTTCCCCCTTGCAGACTGGATGTCTGATAAGGTTATTATATCATTTTATTACACAAAAAAGGGAGCCAGTTTCCTGACTCCCCTAATTGTTGGATTAGTTATGCACGAACCTTCTTTTGGATCTTAATAACCAAAGCAGTTAGTGCTGAGATTTGCTTCTTAAGTGAAGCAACCAATGAAGCAACATCTGCAGATAGTTTGTTAACTGCATCTACTGCTGCTTGAGCCTGTAGTGATGCTGCATCGGCTGCCTTTGATGCTGCAATTGCTGCATCTGTTGCTGCTTGTGCTGCTGCTGCAGCCTCTTCAGAAGCCTTAGTAGCAGCCTTTGCTGCTGCATTAGAAACTTCTGCTGATGCTGTTACTACAACCTGTCCAGCAAGTGGAAGAGAAGTTCCACCAGTTGCTGAAATCTTTACAACATTTTCTGTCAAAGGCATAAATACCTTGTATGTCTTGACTGTTGATGTATCTGTTGTAACAGAAGTTGCAGTTAGTGCCTCAGATGTTGAACCGAATGCATAGTTAGGAACAATTCCACCTGTTGCAAAAAGGTTAGCGTGTGTCTTTCCAGATAGTGGAAGACCATCTACATCAAGAACCTGAACTGTAATAGTTGCTGCTTCTCCTGGAAGATATACTTCCTTATCAAATGACAACTTAACAGTTGCTGCTGCTCCTTCTACACGAGTAGCAACTGGAGTAGATGAAACTGTACCTGACTTAACTGTAATAGCAACTCCACCAGTCTTAACTCCAGTAAGGGTAAATACTGCTTCACCATTAACAATAGTTGCTGCTGTACCTGAATCAGATACGATTGCTGTATTGCTTGAGAAGACATTGAGTGTTCCTGCTCCAACGGTTACGCCAGCAGCATCGTATGCCACTGCCTTAATTGTTGAAGTATTTGAGCCTACTGTGATAACAGGCTTTACTGTTGTTGCTACGATAGATGCGATATCTCCGTAGAATGTTACCTTCTCTGTTGCAATTACTGTTCCAGATAGTGTGGTTAGAGTAATTGTTCCTACTCCTGCAGTACCGTCAGCAAAAACACCAATGTGGTTTCCTGCTGGGATTACAAGTGCACGACCAGTAGCAGAAATTGTTGTGGCATTTGAGCCAGTACCAATTAGACCTGTTCCAGAAACTGTTGCAAGAAGTGATTCAGTTGCTGATCCTCCTGCTGCATTCTTAGGTGTAACAACGATAACCGCTGCTGCATCTGATGAAGTAGCCTTTGGAGCATAGACTGTAGCATCTGCTGTTGCAGAAGTTGTCTCTCCAGCATTAAGGATTGAAGTTGTTGTTGAAGCAAATGGAGTTAGATCCGCTGCCTTAACTGTAACTGTCCAAGATACTGATGGGCCATTAATTGGGCTTGTTGTCAAAATTCTTGCATCATATGTACCTGCAACTGTTGGTGCATTCAAAGTTACTAAAAACTTTGCTGTTACATATGTTGGTGTGTTAACTGTTGAGTTAACATTTGCTGAAACATTATTACCTGCAATAACTACTGAGGCTGTTGATGTTTCTAGAAGTGATAGGGTTGCAGACTTTGCTGATCCCGTTGGCTGTGAAAACATAGCAGAGATTACTGTTGCAGTATCTGCTGATGTTTCTGAAATAAACGACAATGTTACTACTGCAGTTGCAGACTCACCAGATGTCACAGCGTCTGTTGCTGAGTCAATCGTTAGAGTTGGTGCATTTACAGCAGCACTTGTCGGAAGTGCCGATAGTACGCCAAAGGACATTGCTGCAGCGAGTCCTAAAGCGATTTTCTTAAATGAATTCATTTTGCTCCTTGTTTATAGTAGATTAAATCTATCCAAATAATCTTTTACATCATCTGGCATAGGTTTATATTGTATCACGTTCTCAGATAGTGTGTCAACTTGCTTAGGTCGATCACTAATAGTATGGACTTCAACCACCTGGTTTTGATCCTTTGGGGTATGAGATATTGCCCCAAATATTGCTCCACACACAGCATCTGCTAAGTCTTTAGACTTCTTGCGTGGGTGGTCAACTCTGTTATTTTTCATAATCTTTAACTGTGTAAGTTCATCAAACAATAATTCTATAGATGGCATTACGAGTCTTTCCTCGTATACTAGCATTGCCATATCCTCGTAGTGCTTCTTGGCAACAGAAACAGTATCAGTTCTCATTCCTACCTGCTTCAATTCGTTTTGAATATCAAACGACTGCCAACGGTCAAAGGAAACCATTCCAATATTAAACCCAAGCCTGCGAAGATTTTGAATCCACATCTTTACTTCAGATAGATTGACAGGGCCTTCAACCTTTGGCTCCCACCACGCTACTGCATCTACTACAACGATTGGTGCCACTTGTTCGTAATTATTAATTACCTGAATGTTTACCCACTTGTCTACGTGAGCAATAGCAACTGCACACTTATCGTGTTTTTGTGCAAGGTCAGCGTGAACATAATAAACCTTGTCTGGATCTGGTTTAAATGACTCATCAAACCTTCTAAAATTATCTACAGGATTTCTAGAAGTCATACACGCTCTTACCTTTTCGGATTGCTTAAAGAATGCATCTGATGCAAAGGTTGGTACACAAGCAAATCTCTGCATAGCATCTCCAAGGTCTGTTAAAAATGCAATCTTAAAGTCATCAATCTTTCTAGTAGGATTTACTTCCCAAGTTGGTTTCTTTAGTGCAAACACTCCTGGGTACTTATATGAAATGATCTGATCTTCGTCCCAGGAAATATCAAAGTAATTGTCTGGATCTTCTTCTGGCAAAATAGGATTAATTACAAACCTATGTGTCTTTTCAACTGACTCTTTCTCAGCAATTACAGAATCATATCTTTCTGAAATAAAGTCACCTGGATATCTTGGGAATGAAAGCAAAACAACCTTCCCTAAATCTGGAAAACGAGAATCTACGGAAGCACGGAATGCTCTGTAGATGTTATCAGCAGTCTTACCTTGATCATTTCCTGTTCCAATTTCAGAAGCAAAACCAGAAATCTCATCAAGAACTGCAAGCAACAAGTTCAAACCTTCGTGTGATTCTCTTTCTGAGTGACCAGAATAGACTGTAATAGATTTGTCAAACTCAACAGAATCTGCCTTAGCATTATACTTTCCAATAAACCAGGGGGACTTTTCAATCTTTGTTTTAAAACCTTTAAAGAAAACATTCTTTGCTTGTTGAGCGTTAATAGCCACGTTAATAAGGTCGATGGCATCTCCAGAGGGCTTACCAAAATACTTTGCTGGGTCTTTAAGGCATAGAAGTTTATATACAATGTATGAACATGCTACTGTTGATGTGAAGTCTTTTCCAGATCCCTTGCCAAGTTGCAGAATGATTTCGTTTTTTGTGTATTTATTGTAATACTTAGTGCCTTTTTCTTCACCCATCATATTTATTAGATCTTCTTTGCGATAGATCTGACTCATTGCTTCAACAATATCATATTGAACATCGGATAGAGGAGGCTGCCCAAGATAGTCTTCACCCTCTACAAATGTTTTTGCATCTACTGGAATCTCTTCAAAATGATCATCCTTTAGTGCTTCTAAGAACTCATTGAACATCGTGGACAACTGTAATCACCTCGTTGTCTTTTGCAAATGAAGAAAGCCTACGCATAATCTCATCACGGATTTCTGGATGTTCGGATGCAATATCTTTTAATATTGAAACAAGAATCTCTTGTCGTTTTTCAATCTCCATCATCTCTTCTGCAAGTTCCTTATTTTCAAGCAGACCAGCCTTTTGAAGCATATCAATACGCTTTGACTCAATGTCCATAACAAGTTTAATAGCAGCAGTCTTTGCACTAAGATTGTTAGTCATAGATGCTTCGTCAATAACTTCATAGGTGCGAGAGACTAATTTGCTATAGTGAGCATCTGCTGCAGCCAAGGCCTCTTTAGCACGAGCACGAATAGCATCATTAGCAGATGCCATAACTTTCCACTCATTGATAAGTGTTACAACCTTTTGTCTTGGAATTGCAAGTTGTTTAGAAATTATAGTGGGGTCATTGCCTTTTAGGTATTCTTCTACTACCTGATTAACCTGATCAAGGTGCTTAACAAGATCATCCTCAGTTGACACTATGTAACTCCCGTGCAATTTTTAACAATATTAGATATCCAATTAAATCATCAATGTCATTGTCTCCAACAAAAGATCCACCTCTTGAGATTCTAGAAAGTTTGTCGTCAATACGCACATGCAGTTGCTCTACATTATCTGAGGTAGCAAAAATTCTAATTGGGTTTAATGCTGAGTCACCATAAGATTTGTTCTTTGCAATAAGCATTGACTTTATTTCATCACAAACCTGTGCAATAGTAAACTGTGTCTCTTCACTCATCATCATCCTCCAAATCAAAAGTATCTGGCATTCCCTTTAGTGCAACAGTTGTATAGGTGAGTCCTACTGCTACAACTAATGATAAAACAAATAGTATGTACTTAATTTTTTTCATCGCTTTGACTTCCTCAATCCAAATTTAGCAAGGTATACGTATATAGTTTCAACACTAGACCCGCATTCCTTTGCAATCTCTTCTGGGGTCTTCTTATCCACAAGATATCTCTTACGCATAAAAGCCTCAGATGTATAAAGTTTAGCACCCATAACGTTAATTGTCAACCTCGTTTACGTCAATCTCATAGTTAAATCTATCAGAGTTTTCCATAATCCACTTGTCTTGATTCTCAACATCATATTTTCTTTCATTAATTATTCTATCAATCAAGTATTCTTTTTCAAGAGTAAATGATGGCTCATATACACGAACTCTATTGTTAGGCTGAATAGCAAAATTACCATCATCTCTTTGTATGACGTGACCACACTTGTGATCTGCTGGGCTTTCAGAGTAACCGTCATCTAATACATTTGTGTCTGGATTGTGCCAGTCCAATGTAAATAGATATGTTCCTTTATGCATTGTCTTTGTTCTATCTATGTAAGACATTCTAAGGTTCGTCAAGTTTTCAAATTGAGTTACAGCAATATGATGACTAAAAGAATTCCATAAAACTAAATTATGAAGATCAACTTCTGGAATTCCTGGCTCTGTGCAGAAAGCAGAAATTGGAAGTCTCCACCACAAGCCACCATCTGGCATCATAATATGAAACAATGGGCTTCTAGATTTTAAACTTGATACGCCAAATATTACGCACTCAAAATATTTGTCGTGACTGTCTTGATGATTTCTTAAATAGTTTCCTCTTACATAACAATTTATTGGTGGTATGTTTGCATTTAACTCTGGCATTATTCAGTCCCTCCTACTGCTTTATTCCAATTTTTAATTGCCCAATGCCCAATCCCGCAGGCATCTGCAATGTCGTTATCGTCTATTGTCCTATCATATTGAATATTAATAAACTTAATTGTTCTTTCTTTGCGAAGATTTCTTTCGTAATTTTTATACCAAGACTCTGACTTGCCTGGGTTCTGAGAGCGAATAAATAATTGTTCTTCCTTTGATATTTTTTTATTACCAATAAAGTTTTGCCAAGTAATTGGTGCCACTTTTCCTATTACCTTGGTTCCAGTCTGACCTGCTGCTCCAAGTATAGCCCCTTGGACAAGAGCAAGATCTGCTGCAGTCTTAGGACTATTCATAAATACAGTATGCTCAATTACTATTGCTTCAAATGAACCATAAATATCAAGAAATGCTTTTACTTTTTTCCCAGCATCCATAACCTTTTCATAGGTATCTTTTCCTACAAAATTAATCTTTCCAACTGCATCCAAAGTTTTTTCTTCTGTATTAAAAATAGCAAACGCAAGACTGTTAGTGCTTGCATCAATAGCACAAATAGTTTGTGGAACTTGAGTTCCTATTGCCTCTGCTAGTTTCATTTTAAATTATCCTTAATCGCTTTTAATGCTTTTGCTACATCTGAAGGATTTACATTGCACTTAACGCAAAGACTTTCATCATTATATATTGATAAAGGTTCTTTGCATGACTTACAATTTCTTTCCTTGCCTTTTCTTTTTTGTCGCCTAGAAATTAAATACCTTGCAGCAATTTTTTCTTTTGTTGAAAGGTCTCTGCACTCTGGAGAACAGTATATTTGATAGACTATATCTGTATTAAATTCTCTATCACACCATTGACAATGCTTCATCTATAGGCTCCAAGGACTTTAGTTTAAAGTCTCCCTTGCCAGCATCTGCACAAGCCTTTTTAATAGGACATGATTTGCAAATTTTTGAATTTGAGCGAT